CGGCTTCGGCAATTGCATCTTGATTGGCAGGAACGGCAACGGCAGAAAACTCCAACAATTCCCATTTAAGAATATCAAAGCCGTTTTCTGTTTCTACCCATTCAAGCGGAATAAAGCCAACCGATACCGCATTGAGCATTCCTGTTTTATAACAACAATAACAAAAATCAATAAGACGGGCTTTTTCGCTAACATTGTTTATGTCGCTAGACAATTCTTCTATTTTTGGGAAATAGACATCTGCTTTTACTCTGTCCCCTTCCACCCAAAACTTTACAACTTTTCCAAGTGGAAAATCACGGCTATTGTGAAAACCGAGAAAAACAGGGTTTTTGAGATAATTCGAGAAGTCTACTCCACTTGCTCGCAGAATGTCCCCGTCACGATCCACGACTTCTTTTGATATAGTAAAACGGACTGTGCGTTCCCCTATATCTTCCGTATTGACTGTCAAATCTTTTATGTTGCTTTTTCCTTTTTCAAGTTTCATTTTTTACCCCCGAATTAAAGACCTGTCAATGTTACGACAACCTTTGCCATTCCGTCCTTGCCTTCTGTTGGCACGATTTCAACAGGCTCTGTGTAAGTAGAAGCGTCAATCGAAACGGCTTTTGAAGTTTCAATGGCAGGAATATTTGAAAGTGTGATTGTTGCTTTCTTCATTCCGTCCTTGCCACTTGTTGGAGTAACTTCAACAGGGCTTTCGTAAGTTGATACATTGATTGTCTGTGCCTTGTTGTTTTCCAAATCTGCACCAGCAATTGTAACTGTATTGAATGTAACTTTCTTTACATCATAATCACAATCGCCTACAATTCCGATTGCATTGTCACAACCTGTAACCTTTACAAACTTCTTTGCACCGATTAAAGAAAAACAGAAACCTTCGTTGATATTCAAAGCGTCTGCTTTCAATGTCAAAAAGTCTGTATAATCTCCACCAACTGTGTCCGAAGTAACAACCTTTACGGCAGTTCCAGAACTTCCACCAACGCAGACAACGGCAAGCGTATCAATTCCAAGTCTGTTGAATGCGGTCTTTACATCTCCGATAATTCCGATTTTATCAAGCATTGTTTTCATAGTTTTATATCTCCTTATAATTTAATTTACATCATTACAAAAGGTGCAACAGTACAACGGCAATTGCAAACTTGCCCCGCAGGTGCGGAAGGGTCACCCGCATATTCCATAAATGCCCCTTCACTCTGGCTTGTTGCAGGAACTTCAAACTTGTCTGTTATCGGCACTACAACCCCGTCCATAAGTAAATGAGAATCCCGTGTTCTATCGTCCTGCACGGAAATCCATTCTTTCATTGAAATATCTTCCGAGCGGTAAAGTTCAATCGCACCCGCATTCATTGTGGTACAACTTTCTGTTCTTGCGATAAGTTCTGCCCGCCACTTTTTATCTTCTGCAAACATTTCGTCTGATACTTCAATCAGCTTTGCAACACGCTTTTTCAAATCTTCCCCTTCTTCGATAGATTCTGAAAGTGCCTTGCGTAATTTCTTTTTTGTCGTATCGTCAATATCTTTTGCCAAGTTCAAGCCGTATGTGTCTATCCAGATATTGAACAACCGCCTTGTTTCTTCGCTGATTTCCTTTACGCCTTTTTTATTCAACAGTTCAAGCCCGTGTTCTGCACCGACTGTCAAGCCGTTGAAAAATGCCCCTGCCATTGTATGCAGTAACTTCTTGTCCATTTCCTTGTTGTAAAGGTTTTCTATTGCAGTTCCTACATCTTTATTTTCTTCACAGGCTTTGCGGATTGTCTTGTTTACTTCTTCATTCTGTTTTGTAAAGGCGGTCTGCATTGCCTTGTAAAAAGGTTCTTCAATGCTTCTTGCCCGTGCGTCAAAAACCTTCCAAATCTTTCCCCGCCTTTCCTTGTCTGCGTCTGATTTCAAAACCTTGTATTTTTTTTCATAAGCTTTTGAAAGTGCTTCAAACTCTTTTTCGGGAAGTTCTGTTTCGGGGCTTTCTTCTGTGGACCCTTCGGGAAGTTCAATTTGTTCTGTCGGCTCTGCGTCGGGAAGTTCAATCGGCTCTGAATTAAAAGGAACTTCAACCTGTCCGAAACCACGAAGGTAAACATCACCGCCCCTTTCGTCTGCTTCATAACCCATAGCAATTCGCCAATCGTTTACAGTAAGAACACCCCTAGAAAGTCCGTCATTAGCAATCTGCAATTTCTGTTGTATATCTTCTGCAATATTGTTTTCGTGGTATAAAATAAACTTTCTTTCTTTGTCGAAATCTTCCCACAATAACTGATTATTGATTGAACGTTCAAACATTCTTAAATAATCAGCAAGTACATTTTTATTCAAAAGATATTCGGCAGAATCAATTGTGCTTCTGTTTGAGTTCTGCAAAATACCCATAATCTCTGGCGGAATGTGGAAGTGTTCGTTTGCGTTATCCCTTAAAAATCTTCTGCTTTCTACAAAGTCTAGTTCTGTCGGGGTTTGTGAAATCTTTTCAAACTTGCTACCTTCCCCCGTCAAGACCATCGGTTCTTTTGCGTGTCTGAACCCTGCCATTTTCTGAATCCAAGATTGTTTTATCTGGTCTGCGGTTTCCTTTGTTCCCTGTGGTGCGTAAATAATCGCAGAAGGTGTTGCGTCATTAAAGAAAAGGTTTTTGGCATATTTAGAAGCGTATTCGTCTGACTGTATTTCATCTCCGATTGCTTCACTTGTTCCACGACCCCTGCCGTATGGATCGTTTAAATCTATGTCTTTGAAAGAAATTACATCTTCAACAGGAACGACAATAGAATTGCCCCCTGCCGTTCCGAACGGATATATTTCCCAAAATCTTTGATTTACTGTCGGGGTCTGAATAACCCAAGAAGGTGCAACAGGTTGCAAGCCTATTACTTTTCCCATAGGGTCACGGACTTTCAAAAGATAAGCTTCCCCGACCAAAGTATAACAGGCAAAGACAAAATAACGGATAGTCCACCCGTTTAAATCCCTGTCAATCGGGCAAGGGTTTTCAAGTAAATCATAGATTTCGTGCTTTTCAATTACTTCTGCCTTGCTTTTGTTTTTTCTGAAATCGGCTTTGTCATAAAGATATAGTTCGGTACTTGCACATTTGTTGGCGATAATTCTACAACCGTCCAACCTCGCATTCGTATGATACAATTCAAGCAAATCCCGACTTGCACTATCGGGGGCTTGACTCCACATTTTTTTGATTAGGTTCTTGATTCCTTCAAGCGTTTTGCTCATAAGTTCCTTCCTTATGCCTATAGTTTGCTATAACTATAAAACAAGAAGGAACTTTTGTCAAAAATCACTTTTCAATTTTGCCTTTCGGTTCTGTCTTTACAACCGCATTTTTAACAATCGGCTTTTCCCCGTCTGGTACAAATACCATTCCGATATATTCATTTCGGTAAATGAAACCCGAAGGTGTACGGGTAATGTCGTATCCGCTTTCTGTATCCAGAATAGGTGCGTCCCCGACTTTCAAATCTGCCAACATCTGTTGCAAATTATCCGTTGATTTTCTGATTGTTCTTGCCATACTTCTTCCCCCTTAATAAAGCATTGGTCTAATTATTTTAGGTTCATAGAAAAGCATTAAAACAGAATCCGCCCTGTCGGGTGATTTTCCCCCGTTTCTTGCCTTGTATGAATCCTTGCTTTCTATCTGCCTTCTTGCCTTTCTGTCATAAGAAAAGCGTCTGTCGGTTAATTCGTGAAACAGGCTTGAATCGTTTAGTAGTGAAACTTCGCTGATTGGAAAAGTACACCACATTTCCGAAGGTAAATCTGCAAACTTATCTTCTTCACTTGCCTTACTTCCGAAGTTTATTCCCACAACTTCACGATAACCCCTAGATTGCAGAATGTCTACAACACCGCCCCCGACACCTGTTTCGTCAACCTTTATCCGCATATCGTGATTATTTCCCGCCATTACTTCAATATGTCCGCACAGTTCAACAAGCGATATATTTTTATATTCCTTCAAGGCTTTCAAAACAAGCCCTTTTCTCATACTGATAATTGAACTATCTGAACCATAGCGGGCAACATCAACCGCAATTTCCCAATCGCCTTCGTCTGATATTTCCCGTTCCATAGCTTCGTGAACGGCAAGTCTTGACATAACGGAATTGTCTGCCTGTGATAAATATTCGCCTTCCCAGATATGCCGTGCCAATTCGGGATTGAACTTATAATCTGCTTCCCTGTCCTTCGCTAGCTTTTCGGTAAACCACGGATTGTCGCACCAATTACATTTTATTACAACCGCCCCTTCACGCAACTTCAAACTTTCAATTGCATCTTCTTCTGTATTCGGGTTATAACTTGCCCATATTTCCGACCCGTTCATTCTGATAGTTGGAATAAGCATTTGAAGGCTTTCCGCAGAAACTGATTGTGCTTCTTCAATCCACGCCCTGTCATAGCCTTCCAAAGATTTTATTGCATTTCCCGCCCTTAAATCTTTCAAGCCCCGAAATATTACACGGCTTCCGTTTTCGTGTTCCAGAACATCTCGCAGAACATTCCAACCGCTTAAATGCAACCGCACTATTGTTTCTACACAAAGTTTATAAACGGAATCGTCAAGCGATTTTTGTATTTCACGGCAACAGACAAGATTGTGCTTTTCTGCCGTTAGTTCCTGCATTAAAAGACTTGCTATACTCCAAGACTTGCCCGATCCACGACCGCCACTTGTGATTTTGTATGGAGCGTGTTTTCTAAAAACTTCAAGGCACGGAATAACCTGTTCCCGATATAACCGCAAATATTCTTTCTGCTGATTGTCTGATAAAGATAAAAACTTTTTTTCTGATATTGCAGGAATTAAAGGCTCTATCATTTTTCCCCTATAAGCTTTTTATATTCTGCAAGCCTTTCTTCTGTTGTCTGCAAGGTTGTCAATTCGCCCGAAAGGTTTATTTTCTGCCCTTCGAGTGTTTCCCTTATTTCACGCATAACGGCAACGGAAGAAGAATCGCCCCTAGCGATAATCTTTTTCATTGCTTCGTTTACAAGTTCTGCTCCTGTTATTTTTTTTGTGCCTTCTGCAACTTTTACAGAATATTCTCTTTCAAGAAACTCTGCGTAAATCTGCGACATAAGTTTTTTCTTTGCGTTATTTTCTTTTCGTTTTTCTGCCCCTTTGCGTTGCATAGCACGGGCTTCTTCACTTGTTGGAGTTCTTAAATTCTGTTCGTTCATTTATTCCCCCTTTTTCGTGTTATGTTCGTGTTATTGCACTATATCAAGGTGATTATTCATATACCATTCGGCAACATCTTTATAACTCTTTGTCTTTATACGCTGATACATTACATTTGTCTGTTCTACAGTTTTAAGACAAGAACCGCTATAAACAACATTCATTCCTTCGGTAATTTCCATTTCTCTTTTGCCTTTTATAGAATTAAGATTGAATGTGCTTACTTTGAAACCTTCCAAACCTTCACAACCGCAACAGGTTAAACTATCGCCCATAGTTCTTAATCTGTTTTCACCAGATAAAAATACAAGCCCGTTTTTATGGCATTCTTCTTTGAGTTGTTGCCAATATGGAATTAAATAATTTTTTTCATAGACATTATCGCCATAGAACTTTACTGTGTGCGGTTTCTTTTGTCCATATTTCATACTTTCAAAAATAACCCCGTAAACCCCCGCTTTTTTATATCTGGGTAGATTTTTTATAATATCGGCTTGAACTTGCGGAACCCAAGGTTGACATCTAACAATAGTTCTTTTTGCGACCTTCCCCATTACTTCGATAGCTTTTAATCGCTCTTCAAAAGTTGGTGCCCCCTTTTCCCATTCGTCAAACTTTGAGCAAACCATACTTTCTTGAAATACGAAATTACAATCTTTCAAAACATCAAGATATTCTTTTGTTGCTTGAAGTGTGTTTTTTGTTGAGATTATGAACGGGTATTTTGTTTCTGCTAAAATCTTCAAACATTCCAGCGTTCTTTTGTGTATCTTTTCGCAAGGTTGAAACGGATCTGACATTCCCCCGATATGCAACGGAATATTCCAATCGCACCACTTTGTTTCTAGTGTTCTTTTCCCGTTGATAAAATCCCGTAATTGTTGCGGGCTTTCGTTTAATTCGATTTTACTAATATCTTTTTTTCTGTTTACAAAACAATAAGAACAGGCGTGCGAACAACCGACATAGGTATCAAACCTTACAGGCACATCGCATAATATACATTGACTTCCACATCTAGGCATTATATTTCCCCCTTTTCTATTTTCTTCATAACATCTTTTTCAATGTTTCTTCTGCCATAGGCTTCAAGCCTTTCTTTGTATTCTGTCGGGAAGGTAAGCGACAATTGAAAATTATCTGTCATACCCCCCCCCATACCTGTTTCGTCTTTATAATTCAAATCAAGCGGTTCTTCTGAAAAGTCAATAGTCCCAAACGGCAATAAAACTTCGTCAAAGTTGAGTTCCAAATCTTCGGCAAACTCCAAAACAGATTCTTTCGTCATACGACCATATTGAGAATTCAATCTTAATAACTTTTGTTTTGCTTCCGTCTTATTCTTGCATTGGATATAGACAACGGGTAAAGGCGGGATAATATAGCCGTCTTTCTGCATTTTGCATAAGGTTGCAAATCTGCCGTGTCCGTCTATTAAATAATTTTTGTTTCCGTTCTTCCAGATAAAGAAGGGGAAAGAAAAACCGAACTTGCAGATTGACAGTTTTATTTTGTCATAATCTATATCGGTTCTTTCTTTCAGTCCGCCCTGCAATTCTGTCATTTCTGCAATTTCTAGCCTGTCTTGTGTTTCACATTTTATTGATATAGTTTTAATCTGTTTCACTATTTGCCCCCATTGAGCATATTTTAACACGGCTTTCTATTGTTTGCAATAGTTTTCGTTTTCGTTCCACGGCTTTACACCCTTTATGTTCATTTCCTATGGTGAGAATATTCTTTATGTAAAGGTTCTGTTAAGGCTCTTTCTACAGTCCAACCGTACCGATTTATTCTTCCTAATATCACAGATTGTGAAAGCCCTGTTATATTACTCCATTGTTTAATTGTGTGAGCTTCGCCCTTATATGTTAGAATATGATTTACAGTTTTATTGTTTTGTTGTTCTGAGATAGTAATCCACCGACAATTTGAAGGTTCATAATTGCCATTTACATCTATTCTGTCGATAGTCAAATTATCAGAATAACCGTGCGTCATAGCCCAATTATAAAAGTTCATAAAATCTGTTTGCCAATCTTCACAAACTTCTATACCCTTTCCCCCATAATACTTATAACCTGTGGCGGTTTCCTTATTGCAACGCTTTTTCATATTTTCCCATATATGATAAAGCCTTGTATTACACATATTATGTGTATAATGGATCGCATATTTATAGCCACATTTTTTGCATTTTGTGGATTCTCCGCTTGTTAGAGTTGTTCCTATCACAATATGTTCTGCTCCACATTCACATTTACATAAATATCTTACCCTTTTTTCGTTTTCTCTAACCCTTTTTATAACTGTCCATTTTCCGAATTTCTGCCCTGTTAAATCTTTTATAACCTTTTCCCCTACAAGTTTTCTAGCACAAGTCCTGCACATACTAGTAGGTTTTTTCTTCGACAATAATCCAGATTGTAAAACCGCAAATTCTGTTCCACATTCACATTTTACAAGCCACCGACTTCTGTGATTTATTTTTTCAAGCCTTTTAATTACTTCTAATTTCCCGTATCTTTTCCCTGCTAGTTCATAAACAATACTACTCATTCCCATACCCCATTCTTTTGTATTCTGCTAAAAGAACATCTGCAATATAATCAACCCCAACTTTGCCAATTCGTTCTGAAGTTTCCTTTATAAGTATTTCTGCCAAAACTCTTAATTGATTACCGATTGACTTTCCTACATCTGCCTTTGCATTACATTCTAGAGAACAAGTATATAGTAAATCCCATTTACTGTCTATAAAAAAAGAACCATATTTATTTCTGTTTGTAATTGTATTCCCAATCCTATGTGCCCCTTGCATAGCATTACTATATAAAGGTTTCCCGCAAATTTCACAAACCCCGCAACTTCTATTAAGTGCCTGCTCCCTTTGGGTTTTCTGTTTTTCTGTCACCTTATTCCCCCTATGCTTTATCCAAGCATTCGTCACAAACATCATAATAATTATCTTTATCTATTTCTTTTCCACAGGCTTTACACCATTTTTTATTTAATACATCATATTTGCAGATTTGTAAAAGATGTTTTTTTTCTGTTTTTGAGTTTGCCAAAATATAAAGATACCTGTTTTTTGATGTTCTTTCTTCTGGAATCCAATTCTTTTGTTGTGCCATTTCTTTTGTAATATTTACACCGCATTGTCTTGGGTGATGTAATCTGCCCTGTTCGTCTTTATAAAAAACGGCATTCCCTGTTTTGCCAATATAATAAAAGTTTGTCGCTTGATAGATAGTCCCGTTATGTCCTTCTGAACTATCACTAAAAGAAATAACGGCTTTAATTTTTGGATCGTCTTTTTTCAACAGTTTCAAACATCTGGAAATAAACCAACTTTCTGTATTTTTCGGGGTTATATCTAAAATATGAAGACGGTGCAATTCTATTACGCTATCTTTCATTTCTTCCCCAAATATACTTGACCTTACGGCTTCCGAACAGGGTGTCGCAAACATTAAAACCCCAATTAAGTTTTCATTTTCTATCAGCCCATAACATGGAAACGGTCCATTATGGCACCCGTGCGAATAATGATATTTTATTATATATCTTTTCGCCGTATCACAATCTAATGTTCTGATTGAATAGTTTTTATTCTGAACTGTTTTTGTTTCCATTGTCGGAAAGTTCAAAAACCCCTGTTGCAAATCCATTTATTTCCTGCCCCCGTAAAACTTCAAATACATAATTTCAAGCCCCATTTTTTCGGCTTCTGCCTTTTCCATTTTTGCACCCTTGCTTTCTTCCCAACCTTCAAGAAGTGCAATATGGGTGCAGGTTTTCAAGGCTTCAAGGTCTTTTTTCATAAAGTCATTCCAAGAAGCAGAAGGGTTTATCTTCAAAACTTCTTCCCCGATTTTCACGGGGTTTATTACATCAAATCCGCTTGTCCTGTAGAATGCTTCTGCCCGTTCAAACTGTCTGGTATAAACTTCTTTATCAAGCCCCGTAATTTTACCACTTAAATAGATTCTCATTTTTGCCCCCTATTGCTTTTATCTTAACACCTTTTTTAATTTTTATCAATGTTTATTTCTTTCATTTTTTCAAGTTCTGCCCGAATTCTGTCTATAATGGCAGGGTCTTTCTGATAATACCCATAGCACCAATGAATGAACTTGTGCGTTAAATTATTAAAGCATACAAAGTTTTTTTCGTCTAATTCTGCATATCTTGTTTCATCAAGAAGAAGGTGGTGAAGTTGCCAACCCTTGCGAAGGGGCTTTTGTGTTATGCGATCCACCTTCCCAGACTGTGAAAACATCAGCTTGCGAAAATTCTTCCATTCCTTTGTCTGACGAAACTTCTTTTTTGCTTTCTGTGTTTCGTTCATTCTTCCCACCTGTTTCCGTTGTCGCAGGAATGACAAGGTTCTTTTCCAGAAGTAATTTTGTTTTTGTGCTTACAGTTAGAACAAAGATTTTCTGCTTCAATGTTTAATTCAAAATTACTAGGATAAAACCAACAACAGTTTTTGCAGACACCTTCAATGTATTCGTCTTTTTCTTTGTCATAATGCCCCATATCATAGCCCTTGTTTTTTTTGTAAACCTTACATTGTTTGCAGGGGTCTATTACAAGCGGAATGTCGTTTATATACCCTTCATAAGATTTCAACTGTTCTTTAAGTTCTTTCTTTGCCATTTCTTTCCTTCTTCCCTTTTCGGACAATAAATACAAGAATAATCAATCCCGTCTTTACATCTGCGACAGGGTGAAAACAACCACGCTATTTTGTCTTTTAAACGAAACTTTACTTTCATTCTATTCAATCTCCTTTGACAACAAATCTTTAAGCACTTTATCGACAGTATGCTCAAAATAATCTGTCCAAGCACTGTCTGTTCTGTCATAGTCTTTCAAAGCATTTGCCATTGTTCTGACACCTTTTATATAGGCAGTTTTATACTTTCCTTCGTGTTCCTTTTGACATTCATGGTAGCCGTCATCAAAACCTGTGAAATAATTTATTTCTTTTTGTTTATCTCGTCTTTCTCTCCAAGATTTATTTCTACATTCTACATATTCTGCCATCTGTCCTGTCATATCTATTCAATCTCCTTTATTTGTTCTTGCTCCCATTTCATCATTTCTTGTAAACTTGGAAAATACAAATCTATTGTACGAGTATGAATTGCTGATACACTATGACTATAGTGATATGTGCCAAAAGCACAAAAGAACAATCTGTACATTTCTATTCAATCTCCTTTGGGAAGTCTACATATTTCCAAGCCTTTACCTTCTTTAACCTTTCAAGTGTTCTAGGCTCAATCCAAACTTCCCCATTCCAAAAACAAAGCATTATATTGGGCAAATAATCAACATTTACAAGACAGGATTTGTGCGTTATATCTGGAACTCCGTCATAGTGCCATTCGTGTTCCTTCTGACATTCGTGATAACCGTCTAGGAATGTCTTTTTGAAATATTTTGGAAAATAGTGCAGATGTTCTACAAACTCCAATTCTTCTTCTGTGCTTTGATGTTTGTATTGTTCTGCCTTCCATTCAATAAATGCCTGTTCTTCTGTCATATTCTCTTACTCCTTGTAAAAATGTGCAAAAACTATTTCCAAATATCCTAACCAAATCGTAAAAGAAAAACACTTGTCCCCATTTTTCTTTCTTCCACCATTATCAAATATCTTGAATTGACGTGGAAAATATGGAATATTTTTATTCCAGAAAATACGAACAATTCTATTTCTCCAAGATTTATTAAATATCTCTTTTTGATATTTTTCTTCTGTCATAATTACTCCTTTATCTTTTTATAGTGTAAACATTTTAATTTTGGGTATCGTGGCACTAACAGTTTTCCACTTCTTTTACAGGCAAGTGTTGTTTTTAGTTCAACTGCATAAACACAAGTAATACATTGTACTTTAGGTATTTTTAGGCGTTCTAATCGTTCGAGTGCAGTCATATTCTCTTACTCCTTTATTTTAGTTTCTGCCTTAAAAGTAAAATAACAGGTTTTCTTATTTTACTTTTTTCAAGAATTGCTCTGCTTCTACGACTGCTTCACATTTATCGTAGTCGTTTATTTCTTCATAACTTGTTACTTCTTCAATCAAAGACTTAATAAGTTCCTTTGCCTGTGCGAGTTGGTCTGATAATTTTGTATAAATTGCCATTCGCTCTATGTTTTTCAGTTCTGCATTTTCCTTTTCAAGTTCTGCAATCTGTGTTTTTCTTGGCTCGACAATTTTGTTACATAATTCTTCTACTTCATCAATAGTCAACTTCTGACAAATATCATCTTTCAATTCAACACGAAATTTGGTTCTCCACCAATCTACAATTTCTTGTTTCAATTCGTCTGCTTTACTCATTTTCTTTCAACTCCCATAACTGATATTTTGCTCTTTTACCATTTCCTACATCACAATAATCTTCTTTTTCTTCATTCCAATTATGAAAAGTTCTGTTTCCGTCTGTATCTATACTGATAGAACTTCCACCACAATATCCATATTTACAGTTTTGACACCTTTTCATTTTCTCTATCTGTTGTTCAAGGCTCTTAATGTAATCTTCTGCGTGCAGATGTAATTCAACTTCTTCTGCGTGTCTGTCTTTTAAGTCTTGAAGTTCCTGTTCAAGTTCTGCAACCCTGCTTTGCAACATTCCGATTTCTTCTTGGTCGTGAAGTTTAAGTGTTTCATAGGCAACTTCGTCATTCTCGATAGTCTGTGCAAGTGTTTCTTTGAGTTCCTTAATTTCTACATCTTTGCCTTCAAGAACATAGTCAAAGTTTGCTTTAAGGTCTGCTATCTTTTCTTCTGGTGTCATTCTTCACCCCCTGCCAATTGGTCCGTTGTAAGCTTTATTATAAAGTCAACATCTTGCCTTGCCAATCGGCTGTTCTTTTCCGTTTCTTCTATTTCCACCTTCAAGGCAGAAACCCGTTTTTCTAATTCTGCGATTCTTACAGAATTAACCATAACAAAAGAAAGTGCCAGAAGTAAAACCCCTAGCACGATCCCGATTAAACACCTGTCAATCATTCTTCCCCGTCCTGTAAATGCTTTTCTTCAAGATAAGCTTCTTCCCTTGTCATATTCTGCCCCCTTAATATAAGGCGGGTTTCCCCGCCCCCTGTTTTATGCTACTACAAGCATTTTGCTTTCTGCTTCTTCAATGTTTCTGCTTTCAAAGAAGTCAACCTTGCCAACCTTC